TTCAAAATTGATATTTATTAAATAAAATATAGCATATGGGCAAATATCATAAACCATCACATCTATATAATACATACATGTCATTATCTCTTTAAGTTATTTTAATATTATTTTAATATTATTTTAATATCAATATTATAACAAAATATAATAAATTATTATATTAAATAGTTGCCGAATTAAAATTATATAATTGGTTATTAAAAATAGATTGTATAAAAACAATAATTAAAGAATATTCTCCTGAATGGTGTTCAACAAAATATACATATATGACTAATAATAAAATAAAAATGGGAAAATGTCAATATAGATATGATTTTTTAATAATATTGAAAAATAAAAAAAAAATAATTATTGAACTTGACGGTGATCAACATTTTAATCAAGTATGGAATTGGAAATCACCTTTGGAATGTCAAATTAGAGATAAATATAAGGAGCTTATGGCATTTAGAAATAATATATATGTTTATAGATATTCACAGAAAGATGTTTATCATGATAAAAATTGTTGGGAAGAAAAAATTAAGAAACAATTAAATAAGTGTTATAAAAAATATAATTAGATAATATAATGAAAGGAAATATAATTATGATATTACTTCTTCTGGTATTTATTGTTATAGTTTATTTGTATTTTGGTAATGTAACCGAACAATTTACTAGTCCTAGTCAAACATCACAAACTCAACAATCCGCTGGAACAAGCAAATTATTTAATTGGCCATCTATCAAAAATCTTGGGAATTACGTGAGAAAATGCCCAACAACTGAGGAAGAAACAATGCCTGAAGTAGAAAGTTGCTCTCCCCAAACTGAATCAACACCAGCAGCATGTAATTGCACTTGTACTCAAGAAGCAACAAGTGGTTGTGCTAATTGTGATATAACTTTACATCCTGATATTGATAAGTATGTTCTTAAGTCAAGTGTTCCTCCGTGTCCAGATTTGAGGAATTATGCCTTAAAGAGTAGTCTTAAGCCAGATGTGGATATGTCCAAATATATATTAAAGAGTGAAATGGAAGCATGTCCCACGCCAGTTGATCTTAGCAATTATGTTCATAAAAATTCTATTCCTGCTTGTCCTCCAGTGCCAAATTGCCCTATTCTTATAGGAAATAATAATTTGTCAGATGAAACATCAAGTGAAACAGAAAACAATTCAGAGGAAGGATCAAGTGAATCAACCAGTGGTGAGACCTCCGCTGAACATTCTAGTGTAATGGAAACTGCAATTAATTCCAATAATAGTAATGATTTGGCGTATAATTCGCTTTGTGGTTCGGAAATGGAAGCATGTGATTTGGGATCAGGAGCATATGCAAGTTATGGAGTAAGACCTATTACTACGGTTCCAGTGGATAATATGAATCCTAAATCGAACTATCCTCTTCAAAGAATTGGGTTTTAGATAAAAAAATTGAATAATAAAATTATAAATTGAAACGTAATATAATTTTATTAAAAATGGATCATGGAGAGAAATAAGTCATGTAAAACACATTTTTTTTTATCATTTTTCTTTTTTTTTTGATTATTGAATATGCTTTGGAAATGTTGGTTTTTGTGGGATTTTTTATAAATTTATGGCATTTAAGCCATTTTATAAGATTTGTAATAGTTTTTTTTGGTTTATGAATTAATTCAAGGAAATTCATATCAAACGTGGAATAAGCACTTTTTATACCATTAAAATCTAATGTTTCTATTACATATTCAATACATTCGTCTAACGATCTGAAACATGTAGATCCATCAAAATAATCTGGGTTAGAGACTATTTTCTCTTTATAAATAGTCCAATCTATTTTCTGAAGAGATTTAATAATATCTTTTTTGGGTCTAATACATCTAATCAATAGAATATTCTTTTTTACATCATTATTCATATTTTTCCAGCCATAATCGAATACTTTCACACATTTGCCGATAAGTCTGGTATATGTGTTCTGGTCTAGTCCATTTGACGCTATATAACCATCTTCAAAGAAATTTGCATTAGACCAAGTTTTGCCTAATTCTTTTGAAAGTTTTTCATCTTCCAAGTTATAATATATTTGGATATCCAAAGCTTTTATAATTTGCATGGTAAGACTAGTGCCACATCTCCAATATCCACTAACAACCAATACTTTATCCATAATATTTAATAATATATATTATCCTCAAAAAGATTAATTATGTCGTGGTGCTTTATAAAGGATAATTTTATAAAAAATCTATGTTTAAATATATTTAAACATAGGTCAAAAACTCAACCACCGTGATAAGGTTAAGTAAAGGAAAGTTTTAGATCCTTAATCATTTTCACATGTAATTCAGATAATGGATAATGATAAATCTTCGAAAATTGAATATCTTCTTTTATAACTTCCTCTAAATTCAAGTAAGCCACATTTCTCTCTGAATTCTCTATTTTGATATATTTATCCCCATTTTTAACTAATGGTTTCAAAATAGCTTTTCTGATTCCTTCTACTGTATTAACCTTCTTATTATTTATTTTAATAATATGATCAGTTGCTCTAATGGAATTTAACTTAGAAATACTATTATTCGGATAAATATGAGATACAATAATCATATCCTTTGTTCTATTTTTGTTCAACGAAAGAAATTCACCGTACTTAGCAAATTGATTATTCATCATTAGATGATTTATAGTCAATTCCATAAAAATACATCCAGCAAATATTTGAAAATCCACTTTTTCATATTGTGGAAATTTTTCCCTAATAATGAATTTATATGGTGAATTGACGACAGTTTTCTTAATTTGTTTTTTTCCATCAAAATATTCTAAAGCCATTTTTTGTCCAATTTTAAGACGTAATATCAAGGTATTTATATCAATTTTCTCATCAAACCAATAAAGATCTACTAAACCATCATTATTGACATCATAACCAGCGATTTTACATAAAATCATATCGGGTTTCATGCCACTTTTCTTAATATTACTACCATCATAAACATCATTTATATAAATCCCTGATTTGCATTTGGATTCTTTTATTTTCAGGAGTGCATCATTTGATTGATTAAAGTTGAAACATCTTTGAGGAAGATGAAATAATTTCCTTTTGCCACTTTTGAACATATCAATTTTGTCAATAAAATAATCAATTGGAATACTATAACCTATATTTTGAGCTTGAACAATAATAGAACTATTTATTCCTACTACTTTATTGTTTTTTATTAATGGGCCTCCACTGTTTCCCGGATTGATCGGAGAATCAGTTTGATAAATACCAAATTGTTGACCACTAATGATTCCTTTTGTAATTTTTATGTTATTTGATTTCATAAATTTTTGATTATCGTAATTCATTGGAAAACCAAGTGCAACGACAGAATCTCCCAAACTCACATTTTTAATATTACCACATTTAAGGTGATGTTTATTTTTATAATTTTTGATTTTAAGTAATGCTAAGTCAATATCAGGACATATTCCCAGAACATCACATTGGAATTTTTCAAGACCATGTTGGGGAATTTCAATAAGAACATTATTGGCATTAGCAATTACATGAGCACAAGTTAATATATGTCCTTTATCATCTATAAAAAAGCCTGTTCCACTTCCAAGACTTGATGAAGAAATCTGATAAGGTGCTGACCAGTCAATTATAATATTATCTGCTACTATTCTGACAACACTTTTGATAAGTAAATTAATATCCATTATATAATATTATATTATATTATATAAAATGACTATTAGAACACAAAATCAAGCAGAAACATATTTAAGGAAAATATTTAGGGAATCTAATGTCACACATCGTTCAGTAAATAACTTTAAGAATATACAATTACAATCCAATAAAAAAAATTAAATGACAAATATGATGAGCTTAATATGAGTAATATTACTCGCAATATCAAAAATATTAAAAATACAAAACGTCCAATGTGGGTTATAAATTGGAATACAATTAAAATGAATAATGTTAATATTAAAAATCCTGAGAAAAAATATGAAAATATAAAAGCTTTGGGTAAACTTCTTGAAAATGTAGAAAATTTATATCATAGAACAATTGCCCAATGCTATGAAAACAAAACAAATGAACGATCTAAATATTATTGTAATAAACGTGAAAAACTAGATCAAATAATAAAAAAAATAAAGGAAATGCTAAAAAAACTACAAAATATGAATTCTATACCAAAACCTCAATATTCCAATAAACAAATGAAAAAAATAGAAGAAAGTATTGATGATTTAACATCTATAAATTCAAATGTGGATAATAGACTACCAAATATACAAAAATTAATTAATATTTTATTGGATACTCAACATAGTACAGAAGAAAAAAAAAATTTAATTTGGGCATATATCAATTTAGACGAGGTGGTATTACATCCTAATAATAATGCAAAAGATATGTTGGAGAATTTATATAAATGTTTGGAAAGTAGTAGTTGGTGTTAAATTTCAATAAAAATTAATATGGTATAATAATATAGTTATTATGCCTTCAGGTGAATTTCAGTTAATTGCTATGGGTCCACAGGACTTTTATTTAACAGGCAACCCAAGTATTACATTTTTCAAATCAGTCTATAGAAGATATTCAAATTTTTCAATGGAAATGATTGAACTTCCATTTGAAACCTTACCAGACTTCCAAAATGAAGCACAAACACTTTCTAAATGTAAAATTGATAGAAATGGAGAATTAGTACATGATACTTATATTAGAGTGAAACTTCCTGCAATATATACATCTGATATTCCTTTCAAATGGATTGATAATATTGGTTCTAAACTCATTGAAGAAGTTTCCATATTTGCATCTGGTACTCTCTTGGACAAACAATTCGGTGAATATATGTTTGTGGAAAAAGAATTATCCATGTCAAATGAAAAAAAAATTAATTATAATAGAATGGTTAATGGTAATAACATGAATAATTATACTGGGACAGATATAAGTGGATTTAACACTAGCTATCCAATCATTCCCGGAAAACTACTTCTCATCCCTCTCAATTTCTGGTTCTGTAAAAATAGTGGTCAATCTATTCCACTCGTCGCACTACAATATACCCCTGTTACAATAGAAGTGCTCTTTAATAAGATGAATGAAATATTTTTAATCGGAAACCCTCCTATTTCACCATATAATATGTTTTCAGGAGAATTACAATCAACTCAGAATGCTGATTATAGAGCTCAATTAATTAATGAAGGTTGGAGTTTAACAACTATTTTCAATCGTTTTTACAGATCTTGGAATCAGGATTCATCTATATTAGCCAATTATATTTATATTGATGGAGACGAAAAAAAGAAGTTTGCTGCGGTTTCCCATGAATACTTGATTAAACAATGTTATCAGAGAAGAATTTATCTTGGACTTATGAGAGGTCCTAATACATTAAGATTAGCTCTTCATCATCCTGTTACGGAGCTTGTATGGTTTTTAAGACGTGATTCAGCGATTAATAACAATGATTGGTTTAATTTTACGGATAGATCTGAACCGGGGATAATGGATATTTATAATAAGACTGTTTATAACACATATTTATTAAATGAGAATACGGTTGTTTTAACAACAGCTACTAACAATCAACTTACTATTAATCAAAATTTATTAGATGCGTTGGTCCCAAAGATAAATTCGGTGAATAATGATATATTGTTTGATAGTAACGAAGAAATAATTGATCAGAAGAATTTTGATTTGTATAGTATTATGAGATATATGAATCTAAAATTTAATGGCAATGATCGTTTTGCCATTCGCGGAAAGGAATATTTCCAAAATCTCCAAGTATATAAACATCATACGGGAACTGGAAAAGAAGGATTATATGTTTATTCTTTTTCACTTAAGCCTGAAGAAGATCAACCAAGCGGTTCGTGTAATATGTCAAGAATTACTGATCAGCAGTTTTATATTATGATTTATAATACAGATAATGAATTAAGAAGTATGGATAAATTTGATTTACATTTGTATGCACCCAATTACAATGTTTTTAGAATTATGAGTGGAATTGGATCAATTGTATTTAGTAATTAAAAAATATCTAAGATATATTTATACAATGCATCAAATTAAAGGAAAAAGAGTTCTAAAAAACGGTGCGTTAGCTGGATATGTAAAGCAACGCGATGGAAGCTGGAAATGGCAATTTCTCAAAGGTGGATCTCCGATAATTGCTGCAAAAAGTCCAACTCCCAAGACTTCACCAAACAAAACTAGCCCTGTCAAAAGCCTTACCAAAAGCCCTGCCAAAAAAGCCTCACCTGCCAAAAAGAATAGAACCCCAAAGCCTTGGCTTATGACTAAGAATGAACTTGATAAAGCCAGAAAAGTTCGTGATGAACATGAAAAAGTGTTTTTAGAAGAACTTGCTAAAGCCAATGGTGACTTGCAAAAAATGTTTACTAAAGGTACTGTTGTTGCCACACCAAAGGTAAGTGATAAGAGTATTCTTCTTACTATTGATGGAGCTGTAGTAGATGAACTTTTGGAAAAACATGGAGTTGAAAGACAAAATACCAACAAACGTTCATATTACAATATTTTCTTAGCAAATCGGCCAGAAGGACTTGAAGTAAGTGATGCTCCTATTAAAGTTAAATTTGGAAATATTTATTGTGTTAAAAATAAGACAGGAGCACCATCTCCTTATAAATTCTGTGGAGTTGATCTTGATGTTGATGATGAAAAATTTGCTTCATTGGCTCGCGTTATTCTTAATACTCGTATTAGAATTTTCGATACGAAACTCCCATATAAAAAGACTAACAGACACAATGTCCCAAATAAGAATGTAAAGAAAACTTTGGAAAATATGGCTAAGAGAAATAGTCCAAAAAAAAACAAATCACCTAATAAGAAGAAATCACCTAATAATAACAAAACACCCAATAATTAAACTTAAAGAAAATACATAAAATTATTTAATATATGAGTTATAAAAGAAAATCGTTAGGTGAATTAGTTGTGGATTTTGAAATTAAAAAATCCAGAGCTGAAATTGTTAATGACAATATAGAAAAATCGCTTCAATTGGTGCTTGCAAGACAAGTTAAAATTTATGAAAACCAATCTAAAATAATAAACGAAATTAAAAATACTAAAAAAATAGTTAAAACTCTTAACAAAGATTCTCTTAAAAAAGATGAAATCATTGATAAACTTAAAGGAGAATTAAATATATGTCATTCGCGAATAAGCAATATGGAATATGAACATTCAATGAGGGAATCCAATCGAGAACCATGTAATTATTATTCATAATCTATCAAATAAAAATCTCATTATCATAATATAATATGGCTTCACAAACTACATTCTCTCTTGAATATATTTTATCATTGATTGTAGCGCTGCTTGGATACTTTATGGTAAATAAATCTGCTCCTCAAAGTGCGCTCTGGCTTAAGCTCTTAGTTGGTCTCTTTGCTGGTTATTTATCTCTCCTTATTTTCAATTCGGTCATTCCTGGAATTAATTCTTTCGGAACAGCCGCGAAAAATTACGTTGTAAAGAAAACTACTGGTGGAATTAATGGAATGGATTATATTTATATCTTCCCTCCGCTATTTATTGTTTTAGTAATATTCCTTGCTCTGTTATATAACGGCAGTTTAGGATAAAGGAAAAATAAAAATCTTATTAATTAATATAATTAAAATGCATTGTTTTAATGATAATTGTAATAACATGATTGCTAATTACCTCATGAACCATAATCCCGTTTATAAACATAGAGGTATATTATCGATTATTGTTGCTATTCTAGCTATTGCTGTTGCTGAATACCATAAACTTTCCAAGAATACCTATATTAATCAATTAGTAATTCCCATTGCAATGTTTATTGTATCTATGGCACTTATCGAAGTTGTTTCCAGACTCCTCATTTCCAGAGATAAAATGGCTGAACTCAGAAATAAATGTAAATTAATGATTAATGATCCAAATTTTAATACTAACCCAGCATCATATATGGGTAAAAATCATTATAAAATTAATATGGATAGAGTAGCTCAGTATAATGGTGACATTGCTGGTTATCATTTTACTCAAGATGGTCGCAGCCAAATGTTAGAAAGATTTGAACTCCTTGATCCCGCTCTTCGCAAAAAACGTGTTCCTCTTGTCAGACCTGACAAAGACGGGAACAACAATATTGATAATGTCCCACTTGTCTATTCTCCTGATCAGGCTCAACGCAAGCTTCCTCTCAAGGCCATTGATTCCAGTATGAACAGTGGTCTTGGATCTTGTCAGATTAATGGTTCTTGTTGCACACTCTGCTCTGGTGGAACCAATAATTGCAAGGTGGTCGCTCCTAGTCCTGGGCCTCAGTGGCAGCCTCAAAGTGCCGCTTCTGTTCAAAAACGTCTTATGGAAGGTAAATATGTAGCTTCTAAATGTCCTCTTTATTGAATAACAAAAAAATGATTTTAATAATTATTAGTAAATTTTTCAAGAATTTATTAATAAAAATGGAAATTAAATCGATTCTATATGGTCTATCGGGTATTTGTTTTATTACCACTATTGGATTAACTCCTTGGAAATTTAATTTATCGCCTAAAAATATTATGTATACTATATTTTACTTTCCAATTATTGGTGGATCTCTTCTCACAATTGGTTTTTTTAGTGGTTTTGTTGGATTTTTACTATAAATTGCCCAATATGTTCTTGTAGGACCTATTTCATCTTTAAAATATAGTAATTTATAACCAAAATCCACTATTTCAAAACCATAATGTTTCATGATATATTCTAATTCAATGTGATCATAATACTTAGCATAATATTCCTTTTGAAACTTTTTGAATTTATTAGCTTCAAATAAAGCATGTTCAATATCACATAACATATAATCATAATCGGTCACCGCATCATGTTCCTCAATATATAAATATCCCTCTTTTTTTATTATTCTACTCAATTCTCCCAAACTGAAATTTAGGTTCTTGATATGATGTAAAACCATTTTACAAGTTACTAAACCAAATTGACTATTTTCATATGGTAGTTTTTCTCCAATTTTAACTTCTGTAAATGTAATATTATCATTCTTTCGTTTTTTATAATTAAACCATTGTGGAATATCACAAGCATGAACTTTATCTTTTGGTAAATTTTCTGCCAAAATATTAATAATATTACAATCTCCACAACTATAATCTAAAATAGGGAGATGTTTATCGATTTTTCCTATGGATTTTTTGATTTTAGTGGCAATATACATAGCATGAATATAATCTCTATATCGCGGTTGGGTTTCTATTTTTTCCAATAATTTTGTTGATATAGTTTTATTGGGACTCAAGTTAATTAATCCATTTTTAGATATTTCCATTTTTCCTCCATGTTTTCCATGTGATATTAAAGCATATATTTCACTATCTTTCATTTTTTTAGATATAATATCACCAAATAACTTGTCTAAATCCATTCGAGTATGTTTTGTTAAGAGCAATTTTAAACGATATGCAAGCTTAATAAATGAACCGTCTTTAACAGTGAGAATAGTATAAAATTGTCGTTCAGAACCAATAGATTTATAAACTTTATTATGAAATTTTTCTTTACGACTTATATATTTTTTGAATTTATAATATAAATTACTATTGTTGCCAAATAAAGTGGTTAAGATGGGTAAATATATTTTTGACATTATCTAAATTAAACATAGATTATTTTAACGTCACTACTTCTTCTACTTTAACAGTAACAATGTAATCTGCATCAGTAGTGACTACGAATTGCTTACAAAATCCATCACGCAATACCAGCTTAATTGGTGTATCTAGATGCCAAAAAGTAATTCCCAGAACCGTTGATGAGAATTTCTTGAATCCAAAGAAATTCTGATAAAAAGCAAATCTCTCTAGATTTTCAATTTCGATTGAACCATCCACATGGCGTTGAAGCATAAGATTGATCATGTAGCTGTTAACTACATTGGTAACATGTGTACAATAGAATGTAATCAAAAATTTCTTAGTCATTTTACCACGTGACTTTTCCATTAGGTCTTTGAAGAACCGTTGGTCCTCGAGGCGAGGTGCCTCATCTTTTTGGGGAACGTCGTTTGCTGCGGACATGTTTTTGTATATTGAACGTCAATCAACAAGTAATTTTATTATTTTTATTGAATTTGACTATATAGAATTAATAAAATCATTTTTTTCTCTATAATTAGTATAATGAGAGTATTAGGATTAATTTTAATCGTTATTTTATTTGTTCTACTTGGGTTTTTCGTTGAAACCACTCGGGAAAATTTTATGACTTTGACTAAATCTGCAGACGGCTATCAATGTGATAGTGAAACTAAACTTTGTCCAGTAAAGGGTCTTGATCCATTTTGTAGAAAAAAAGGCTTAGAACCAGCATATATGCCTCAAACATGTTTTAGAAAGGACGGTACGTTTGATTATTATAAAAACTGTATATGTTTGGATGAAGATGGTTTTTGTGAGATTTGTTATCCTCATTCAGAGAAATTAGCTGAAGAAGAACTTGACGCAACGCTGATTAATACTATTCCTGTAGAATCTGATGATATTGCCACGTCATATACAACGTCAGTAGAGACAAGATAAAAAAAAAATGACAATATTTTTTCTAAATTAATATTTTATATAAAATATATAAATCTTCCCTCCATCTTGTCATTCCTTTTTTGCCAATCATGGCTCAACACGAAATAAACCATCTAAAAAAAAAAAAAAGGAATATTTATTTAATGATCGATCATTTGCCTCATAATACATCACATTCTGTATTTGAGCAATTGGATGGTATGATGGATGTAGTAAAGAATAACATAAATGTTATTAAAAACAGTCTTGAGTATAGAAATCAGTTGAGTAAGTCCGCTAGTGATTTTCAAATTGCTATTGATGAAGCAATTGCATTTTTTGCAAGATGTAAATGTTGCGAACGCCATTGCTCACATATTCCTACATTGAAAGAGGAAAATGTTGGTGATACACTTCAAACAAATACATGCGAACTATGTTGTCGTGAAAAAATGTTTAATCGTCATACTTTTGTATGTCGAAATGAGAAATGTTCGAAAACATTTTGTAAGGAATGTCTCAAGAAATACAATGAAACACTTAGATCCAATAGATGTCCTTATTGTTGTGTTGAATTTCGTGGTGATTTTACAGATTCTATGTGTTCATTTAATCGACTTCATCCAAATGATTGTCGATGTGGATGTCGTCATTATTCGCGTAAAGTTTTGAGAATGTATAAGCATGTATCAAAGAAGAAAAATATCAGTGTCAATGACTATTCATATTTTATTAATAAAATTAATTATTATTATGAAAAATATTATGAAGATATTCAATCAGAATTATTTATTCATACAAATTTTGAAAATTTCAGAAAATATCAAAAGGACATCTATGATTCGCTACCGAGTGATGCAAAAATCACTAAAACACAAATTGATAGATACATGAAACTTTTTAGTGAAACACCTGATAATGTTACCATTGATTATAGCGGTTCGTTTATGAAATGGGATGAAAATATGCTTGATATATTGTATTATCATATTTGTAAAGTTGTTCAAGATAATCCTTATATGACTCTTTCGGATTATTTTCAGGATATGAAAAAGATATTTGAACCAGTTTCTATCTTCTAATCACATTTATAATAAAAATGATTTTTAAATAATTTATCTATCAATATAAATATTTAATTAAAAAAAATGGCAACAGATTTACCGTCTCACAAAGAATTTAGTCTAGGCAACTATCGTAAGATAGTTGCAGATCGTAAGAAAGCATCAAAAAAAAATAATGAATTAATTGAATATATTGAAGATAAGTTTTTGTATGGTGATTTAGAATCAGGTGAATATGATAATTTATTTGATCCGGTAATTCTACAAGATTTGATGCACCAATATATTGATGCTAAAAATGCAAAAATTGCTGAATTGGAAGAAGAAAACGCGTGGCTTTTGACTGGAATTAAAAATCATAAGAATATGTCAAAAGAGCTTAGTCGATATAAAGTTTTTATTAAGTGGAAAGAAAATACCATTCATAAATTGATAAATGAAATCGATAGTCTTAAACGTAAATTAGATACTGGGACTTATGATTTAGACAGGGAAAAATTGGACCTTTATGATAAACTAGCAGCTAAAGAAAGAAAATTGGAAGATGAAAAGGGGACAGTACAACAATTAACTCAAAAAATAATTGATCTTGAAAAAGGTTTTGAATCAGAATATCTACTTTTAGAAAGAAAAAATGAGTCTCTTCAAGGAAAATTAGCGAAAAAAGAGAAGGAATATAATGAAATGGTTAGAAAACTACAGGAGTTGTATGTTGGAAAAAATGATTTTATTTAATCTATGTTTCCATTTTTAATATATTTTATAAAAAACATGGAAGACACACCGGCTTTCACCAAACGCTTGACGGCAGATGAATTTGCTAATCAAGCCAAGGAAACGACTTTGAATGAAACTATTAAATTATGCAAGGATATTGCTCGAAAGGAGCTTGAAAAAGAAGATAATGACAAATTCATTGAATATTTTGAAAAAAAATATCTGAGTGAATGTCTTTTCGATATATCTAATATTAGTAATGATCTGGATAAATATATTCAGATTATTAAAGAAGGATCCCATAAACTCCAACGTGACAATGAAATTCTTCAGGAAACCCTTGACGATAATAAGGATATGATGAGAGGAACTAATGAAGAATTAGAAGAGATTGAACAGAAAAATATGGAATTGCAAAGTGTCATACAGGCCAATAAAATTCGAATCACTAAATTGCGAAATAAATGTCGTGAAAAGAATTTTAAAATGAAATGGATGTATCGTGTTCTAGTGATTCTCACAATAAATACATTGGCAACAATGTTAAATAGCGATTTTAACATTATTGGATCAATAATGCATATGATTTATTATTTTGTGAGTTTATATTTTTCGTTTTATAGTTCCCCTTTATTTTATTTTTTAGGCGATGAATCAGGTTACCTAATGATGACAGTTATTGTAATTGTTCATCTATATTTTTTCAGAAAATTTGTAACAAGCTTTTTAAAAAAAACCTTGGATAAAAACAAGCTTTTTAAAAAAACCTTGGATAAAAAAAAATGATTTTATATTTTTCTTATCTATTTATTTTATTAATTTTATAAAAATGGCACATGTATTGAATGGAATGATACTTGGAATAAGTGTATGTATGATTGGTGATGAAATGGCTCGACGTGGTTATTTTGGAAAAAACAAAATTGTTCTTTCCAATGACGATGATGTAAAACATACTAAGGTAAGAATTGAGCCTTCACGTAAATTCTTGGATTTTCATGAGTGTTCCTTTAGGTCTGCATGGTCAGATGGAACAAGCGATGTGACATGTAGGCATTTTTACAGACCAATTCAAATGGAATATAATAGAAAAGATATTACCGATGAATGTATCAGAAAACCCATGAATTATCCTTGAACTTCAAATATATTAAGAAGAAGAGCAAATATTAACCATACTAATAGTGGAACTAACATTAATTGACTCTTTTTAACTGAAATTATTATAATCATCGTTAATAGTAATATATTAAGTAATAACACATAAATACCACCTTTTTTGTCAGACATACATTGATAAACTACTATCCACATAGTAAGCATAATTGCTTGTAATCCGAATAATATATCAATATAAGGTTTTCTAATCATTTTATGAGATGTTATCCAACTCAAGCCGAATAACGCGTACAAGATAGGCCATACAATACTAAAGACATATCCTGGGGGACGGAATTTCACGATATTTCCTGCATCTTTTATTCTACAACGCGGTACAAGATTTATACCAAAACCCAATATCATAGCAAAAAGAAATCTGAGAATGTTTTGAGGCGTCATTGTATATATATAATATCTATATATAAATTAATGAAGTTTAGCATTGTTCATAGCATTAAAAAAAGATCTGATTGTGTCGTTTTTATATTTTGTGACAATTATAAAGCTGAAATAAAGAAAATTCAAAAAAATATGAAAATCAAATTTCCAGCATCATTCTTAACTGATTTCAATGGAAATAGCATCAAAACTGTTTATTTGGATAAATTAGCCATAATTTTGACTGGAATGGGAAATGATTGTTCTTTAGACCAGTATGCACAAACAAGTAGTACATTGGGTCGTTATTTGCTTAAACATAATTTTAAACACATATCATTAGTGTGTAGTTCTACTGATATTGATACAATCCGTATTATTATTGAAAACTTAATATTGTCTCTTTACGAATATACTTACTATAAAACCAATAAAAAACCAATAACTATTAAACAATTTGATTTCGTAGTAGCAAATTCTAAAAAGCTTATTAATCTTAGAAATAGTATTATTCTCGCAAAAAATGCCAATTTAGCAAGAGATTATATCAATGCTCCTGCAAATGACTGTAATTCCACTTGGTTTTTAGGAGAGATGAAACAAACCGCACCAAAAGAACTCAAATTCAAAGTATATGACGAAAAACAACTTCAAAAAATGGGTATGAACTTGATATTAGCTGTAAACCAAGGTTCTAAATATCCTGCTTATTTAGTAGAAATTCATTATGGTAATACCAAGGATCGTCCTATTGTTCTAGTTGGAAAAGGAGTTATGTTTGATTCAGGTGGATATAATCTCAAAAGAGGAGATTTTGCTGATATGAAAACAGACATGGGAGGTGCTGCTATTATATTTGAAACTATGAAAACACTTGTGGAAACAGGAAGCCAAGGATCATATATTGCTCTTTTACCACTTGTTGAAAATATGATTAACGAACATGCAACCCGACCAGGAGATATAATAAAAACCTTTTCAGGTACAAAAAAAAGTAGAACAATTGAAATTGTAGATACAGATGCAGAAGGTCGTCTTATAAATGCAGATTGTATTACATATTCAAATAAATTTAACCCAAAAATTATTATAAACGTAGCAACTTTAACAGGAAGCGCAGAAAAAATATTAGATGGGCAAGGAACAGTATTTATGACTAATAATAATAAATATTCATCTGAATTAATGAACATATCAAAAAAAACAAATGAAAAAGTATGGGAAATGCCTATGTGGAGAAATTTTATGGAATTAACTAAATCGAATATTGCTGATGTACGTAACGTTGCTGAATCTGGTCATGGTGCAGGAGCTATTATTGCGGGATGTTTTCTTTATAATTTTGTATCGAAAAATGTAGGATTTATCCATTGTGATATTGCTGGAGTCACGTTTATTAAAAATGCAAATAAGTATCGTAGTACAGGAGCAACTGGTGATTTTGTTAGAACTCTTTATTATTACTTAAAATCGTTATATTAACCTTATCACGGTGGTTGAGTTTTTGACCTATGTTTAAATATATTTAAACATAGATTTTTAATAAAATTATCCTTTATAAAGGGTCTTCCACCACGACATAATTAAATTATCCTATATCAAATAGATCCTAAATAACGATTACTCCATTTGGATATATAATTTTTAATTGTTTATTTCTATCAATTGTTATGAACACTTCATTATTTATAGATATTTCGAGTAAATTATTATTTACAAAGGTTTGTAAATGATAATTGCTATGAAATCGCAATTGAATAATAGGTTGATAATAATCTGAAAAAGTACATATGATCTCGTTATTATGACGTATAATTGTAACTAGTTTATTATGATCTAATATTTCATCATTGTCATCATATACTAAAGCTGGTATATCATCATCAGATTCTTCTGGATCTCCTGGAAAGACAACATAGTAATCGGGATCCATTTTTTTTATAATAATTTAAAAATATTCATGAAAAAAAAATAAAATCATTTTTTTTTTACATCCAATGAGATGTGCCGCTGTCATCAACATAATAGAAACGATTATGTTTTGATGACCAATATTTCTTATATTGAGGAAGAGAATCTGGCAAAGGAGGTGCATATTGCATCATTTGTGGTTGTGTAACACCCATAGACACCATCGGATGATAGCGAGGATCATATGGAATAAATTCATTTTGATGTACATGTGGTACGAATTGTACCTCATTTTTCGGAGGGCTGTACTCTTCGGGAATGTATCTGTCACGACTACGACTACGCCTATCAGGACTACGCCTACGTCTGTCAGGACTACGCCGGCGCATGTCAGGACTACGGCTACGCCCGTCAGGACTACGCCTACGTCTGTCAGGACTACGGCTACGCCCGTCAGGACTACGGCTACTTTGACTTCTATTAACTTCTTGATGACGACGTTCTAATTGTTTTCCGCGTTCAAAACCAGATGAGAATCCATTATCATAATTTTTGATCAAAGCATTTTCAATTTTCAAACGGAATTTTCTCTGAGGTGAGTCAAGAAGTGTAACAAATCCATAATCGTTATTTTTACCCATCCATCCCCTGAAAATAGCTTTCATGAAATCAAATGGAAGATTTTCAGCTTCTTTTTTACTACATTTAATCATTTTATTGACTTGAAAATCTTTATCATAATCATTTTTTCTAGGTATTAGAAGTTGTTGTACATAAACAACATCTCCATTATTAAATTCATGCCTTTCACCATTGCGCTCAGTCGATTTGATATGAACGAATTTTCTGTTTTTTTTTGAAAATGACATTTTTGTGTAAGCGTAATAATTTTTTATAATAATAATAAAAAAACAGTTTATATATTTTTTTTTCAGTTTTTATTTTTATTCAATAAACGATCAATTAAATTGTTATTTTTTTTATACTCGCATGGTTCCGCCCCCGCACGACGGTCATTATTGCGGGGTTTTGTTTCCGCATGACGGTCATTTTCTTCTTCGTCCTCATCTTCTTCCTCTTCATCTTCGTCCTCATCTTCTTCGTCTTCATCTTCGTCCTCATCTTCGTCCTCATTGTCATTCTCATCCTCGTCGCCCTCTTCTTCATCCTCCTCGTCGTCCTCTTCGTCATCTTCCTCTTCATCATCTTCCTCATCTTTTACTTCATCTTCTTCTACTTCATCCTCTGCTTGTTCCTCATCTTCTTCTACTTGTTCCTCATCTACTTGTTCCTCATCTTCTTCTACCTGTTTTTCATGTGTTGTTGCTTCTAGTGCGATTGATTTTGTATTTTCTGGAATGGCATTAAGATCTATTTTTTTTTCGAAAAAAATTTCACTATTATCAAAGGTAATACTGTAATTGCTGAAATTATCACCATTTACTTGTATATTATGAATAAAATCTAATGTTTTCTTGATATTCGGAAAATTACCTTTTAAACAGAGTAAATTATAATTTTCCGTGGCCATAATTCGAATAACATCTTTGAATGTTTGTGGTGTGCAATCATATTTTAAATTGTTATTTCTAATAAAATTATAAATAATAGTAGTAGCATTTATTATCAATTTCTTTAGTTCGGCATCTTGATTATTCTTTTTCTCTACATTTAATTTTATATTTTCTGATTCCCCTTCATTTCCACCCATTTTAGACTTTAATATTTTTATCTCATTTTTTAGTCGTAATATATTATTATTTATCAAAGTTTGTTGTTGAAGATTAATTTGTCGATTATTTAAAATATATTGTAAATCTTTAATTTTTTCAAATTTCTTATTAATTATGGTATCAACTTTGGAATTTTCGCTTTGTGGTTCTTCTGACGATCCATTAATAAGTTTGTTTAAATCTGTAATTTTATTTTCAATATCTTGTCTGTTCAAATGCATACCTGATATTGCCTTATCAAAGCCGTTAAGAAATCCACGTAGAAAGTGAATTTGTAATTTGTAAGTAATAGTTTTTTCGTCCATTATATTTTTATTAAAATAGAAATAATTTATTAAATACTAACGAATTATTATCTATTATTTTATTAGTTAATATGGCTCAAACAACAATTGCAGCAATAGTATGTACTACTGCATTAGCCATTCCTATAGTCAAATTATATCAATTGAATAAAAATATAAAAAAATGTTGGCCATCTATTAAATGTACTCCAATTGGATTACTTATTCAGCCTATTTTTGGACCATCTAATGTTAGTATGACAGAAAATGCTGAAAATTGTGCAGCATCCTCTTTTTCATCTATGTTTGGAACTAATATTTCCGAAACCAATACTAATATATCAGCATTAACTGGTATAACCTCATCATTAGCAACATCTGTTAATAATATTAGATCAACAATATCAACAATGCAACAAAGTCTATATACTTCACTTGAAAGCATTGCTATACAAATACTTAATGCATATAGCAGAATTGGTAATTTAGTAACAATAATAGTAACAATAATAAAGAAAGTAGGAGATATTTTCTATAAAATTATTCTTCTTTTTCAGGTAATATTTTATACAGTAGGGTCAGTATGGAATGGTCCTATTGGAGGAGCAGCTAGATATTTCGGAAGTATGCTATAAATTTTTTTAATAAAAAATATAAAAAATGAAAAATGAAACTTATAGATAATTTTTTTATATATAGAAATATAAACTATGCCCGGTAAAAAATCAAATGAAGAAAACTATAAATTAATGAATGATATTGAACATGTAATGAAACGTCCTGATTCATATGTTGGTTCTCTTGATAAAGTTGAAACCGAATGTTGGATATATGATGATAAAACTAATTCAATTGAATATTCTGAAATAGAATATGTAGCGGGTCTTTATAAAATATTTGATGAAGTCTTGGTAAATTCAATCGATCATGCTACTAGATGTTATGCTGATTCGGAATGTAAAAATAAAGTAACTAAAATAAAGGTAATGATTAATGATAATACTATATCAGTTTTTAATGATGGTGAAGGTATTCCAGTAGCTATTCATAAAGAGCATAAGATGTATATTCCAGAAATGATATTTGGAAATCTTCGTTCTTCGTCTAATTATGATGATGATGAAAAGAAAATCACTGGTGGAAAAAATGGATTCGGAGCGAAACTTACTAATATATTTTCGATAAAATTTACAGTTGAAACACTTGATTCAAATACGGGACAAAAATATATTCAGACTTTTTCGAATAACATGAGTGAAAAAACCAAACCTACAATTACTAAATCTAAAGGAAAACCTTATACACAAATTACTTTTATTCCTGATTTGAAACAATTCTTCAAATTACATAAACTTGAACCAGCTTTTATTAGTCTACTTAAGAAACGAGTATTTGATGCAGCAGCATGTACTGATAAAAGTGTTCAAGTATATTTTAATGAAGATAAAATAGGATGTAATTCTCTTGATAAATATGCAAAATTATTTGAGAATTATATGTCTAATCCAATTTACGAATCAATTAATGATAGATGGGAAATAGTAATTGGTGTTAATAATACCAGCCAATTCGGCCAAGTATCATTTGTTAATGGAATTCAAACTCTTAAAGGAGGGGAACACGTTAATGAAGTAGCTAAAATAATTGCCAAGAAAATCCAGAATTATATCAAAAGTAAAGGTTACAAACGAAATAAAAAGATTAAAGTGACACAGCAACATCTTAAGGATAATATGTTTATTATTTTACGAAGTGTTATTGAAAATCCTAGTTTTAATTCACAAATAAAAGAGTTTCTTACAACACCTGCCAAAAAGTTTGGATCAAAATTCGATGTTTCTGATAAATTTATTGAAAATCTAGTAAAAAAGACAAATTTGATTGATAGAGCTCTTAAATTAGGTGAATTTAAAGCATCTATAACTGTTAGTAAAGGACCAGCTAAAAAACAAAGTAATCTTCGTGGTATTCCGAAACTTGATGATGCTAATAAAGCTGGAACTAAAGAATCACTCAAATGCACACTTATTCTTACCGAGGGAGATTCAGCTAAGGCTTTGGCAGTTTCTGGACTTTCAGTTGTAGGAAGAGATTATTTCGGGGTATTCCCACTTAAGGGTAAGTTAATCAATGTACGAGATGAAAAACCAGTTAATATCATGAAAAATGCAGAAATTAGTGATATTATGAAAATTATGGGATTATCTCTAGGAATGTTTGGAAAAGGAAATAAAACGTCTGAAGAAAAAGCACAAATCCTCAAGAATAAGCTTCGATATGGACGAGTCATGATTTTTACAGATCAAGATGTTGATGGTTCTCATATTAAGGGATTGGTTATTAACTTTTTCCATTCCAAGTTTCCCGAGTGTTTTATGTTAGATGATTTTATTATTACATTAGCAACACCAATTGTTAAGATTACAAAAGGAAATAAAGTAGTTAAAGAATTTTATAATGAATATGATTTTGAAGAATGGGGAGAGAAAACCACAATGAAAGGATGGAAATCCAAATATTATAAAGGTTTGGGTACAAGTAGCGCCAAAGAAGCAAAAGAATATTTCAAAGATTTTGAAAATAAGAAGATTAATTTAACATGTAATAATGAAGAATCAAACAAAGCTATTGTCTTAGCATTTAGTCAAGATAAAAAATCCAATGCAGCAGATGTACGAAAAGAATGGTTGAAAGGTTATAACAGGAATGAAATACTTGATCAAAAGCAAAAAGAAATAAACCTCGATGATTTTGTAAATAAGGAACTTATTCATTTCTCGAATTATTCGTGTGAAAGGGCTCTCCCGAATATGATTGATGGACTTAAAATTTCTACCAGGAAGGTAGTATATTGTCTTAAAAAGAAAAATCTCAAGTCTGAGATTAAGGTTGCTCAATTTGCAGGATATGTAAGTGAAAACAGTAATTATCATCATGGAGAGAATAATTTAATTGGATGTATTGTAGGTCTCGCTCAGAACTTTGTTGGATCTAATAATATCGAGCTTTGCTGTCCTTTGGGACAGTTCGGAACGAGGCTTGCTCTTGGTCAAGATGCTGCTTCAGCTAGGTACATTTTCACAAAAATGGCTGACATTACTCCTAAGATCTTTCATCCAGATGATGATGAGATTTTGGAATATAATTTGGATGATGGATATCGTGTTGAGCCTATCTATTATGTACCAATTATTCCAATGGTATTGGTTAATGGACCGGCGGGCATTGGAACTGGATACAGTAGTAATATTCCATGTTATAATCCTGAGGATATTGTTGCAAATATTAAGAGGATGATGAAAAATAAGAATGTTAAGGAAATGAAACCATGGTTTAGAGGATTTAAAGGTACAATTGATAATGATAAGTTTGATGAATTTGGTAATCCAATTTATTATAGTAGAGGTCGTTGGAGACAGCTTACTAAGACCACTATTGAAGTAACGGAACTTCCGATTGGAATGGCGACGAATAAATACAAGGAATTTCTAGAGAATTCTCTGTATGATGGTTCAGCAGATGCAAAAGTCAAAAAGAAACAATTCTTGGTGAAATATGATAATAACAGTACAGAAGAGGATGTTAGTTTTACATTGAAATTTAGACAGGATGTATTGACTGAAATTATTGATGGTGGTGATTTGGAATCAACATTGAAGCTTATTGATACTAAGAACACTAATAATTCGAATATGCATTTTTACAATTCAGATAGAGTAATAAGGAAATATGATACAGTGGAAAAGATATTGAAGGAATTTTATTTAGTCAGAATTGCGTTTTACAGTAAGAGAAAGGCACATCTTCTTAAGAAACTTACTCATGAATATAATATCTATTACTACAAGATGAAATTTATTAAGGATTTTATTAACAAAGAAATTAAAATTATTAATGAAGATGATGAATTTATTGAAGAACAGTTGATTGAGCGAGAATATCCAAAGTTCTCAAAAAATCTTAAGGAATATGATTCTGAAGATGTATCATATGAATATCTTCTAGGAATGGCAATTAGATCACTTACAAAAAAGAAAATGGATGAATTACAGAAATGTTGTGATGAGAAAAAGGTGGCAATAGGAATCTTAGAGTCTAAAACAGAAAAAGATCTCTGGACGGAGGATTTAAATGATTTTATGGAATATTACTTAAAAATTAAAAAATAAGCTATAATATATGAATAAAAATAGTAGATTCAATATAAATCCCACTGATTTATTATTTACTAATTCTTTTATAAGCAATACACAATCACATGATTCAACTCAAAAATATGTACAACGTAATTTAACTACACATGATAATATAAATATTCAAAAACATCACAAGACTCCATGGCCAACCAAATATAATAGTGTGCCTAGACCTATTTTGGCTGACAGTACTCAGGATATTTCAGAGGAAAAATATAGAAAAGTAAGAAAAACACGTGTATTGCTCAGTAGTATTTACAGAAATCAATTACTTAATCCAATTGCAAATAACTATGAATTACAATTAGGAAGAGAATTTAATAATGTATTTAAAATTGAAATAATGGATTTTTCATTGGAAAGATTAGAATATCCAATTAATAATAATACTTGTAATTTTGGATGGCAATATCCAACATATCAATCATTAAGAGATTCAAATTCAGAATATTCATTATATCCATCTAAATTTAATGATATTTCTGCTATTCCTGGAAAAACATCATCATTAATTAATTGTGAAATTATTTATGATCAAAATCCTACTCAATCAGTATATACAACTAAATTAACTACATCATTTGCTTCAATAAAAGATTTAAAAGAAAATTTTGAAAATACGTTGAATAAATCTAGATTAAACTATAAAAATAAAAATGATCCTAATTTTATTAGTCTTAAATGGCCGAATGATACATTCGATGCTCCTAATGAACCATCATCATCAACATCATCCAATACTTTATACAAATATTTTTATAGAACATCATACAATGATTTGAATCCAGTAGAAACTTCAACTCAAAACAAAGCTATTAGAACAAATAATATAAATTATTATTTGGATATCGATCCAAACACACAAAAATGTTTTATTACTAATAGACTTGACTTATATTCGGTTATGATTTTACAATCATATAGATTTAGTTTTTTGAATAAATTATTAGTACCCAGTGATCAGATATTCAATGATTTTATCATAACTAATACAGATTTATTTCAAATGTATATTCCGTGTATATATCAAATTAGCAGTGGAAATAATGGGTTTAAATTGCTTACACTAGAAGATTATAACGCGGGTGTGGATGCATCTGGCAATAAACCCTATTACAATAGATTCCCTGAGAACGGTGAAAATTTCATAGTTACCATAAAACTACCATTTTATAATATTGATAGATTATTAGAAAGTGAAACATTTTTAACTGATGCTTTAATCAAAGCTTGGATATCATATCCATTAGTTTTTACAGAATTACCATCCTTTGGAGCAATAGATTCAATTAGTCTGAATAACACACCATTTTTTAATAATGTATTATATAATTTAGACATATTTACTACTACAAATTTCCCAGGTGGTGGAGCTGGTTATTCAACTCATATACTTGATGCATCTGGTAATAAACTAATGCCTTTAAAATATCGTGGCAATGTTAGATTACCACCTTTTGTTTCTACTTGGTATATTTATGATTTATTTCAAGTAAAAGGTGTTCCAGATTCAGCTTTATATATGAGAATAGCATGTAAATTAAGTAATGGAAATATTAATGATAGACCCCTTAATTTGAATGGATCATCAATTATATCAAATATTGATTTAACGTATATTTTTAATGATCAATTTAAGAATCTTGTTCAGCATCAAGATTTAAAAATGATTTGTTGCGATGCATCAGGATGTGATTTATCGGGTAACGATGCATCTGGATGTGATATTGGTGGTCATTTTAATGAAGGAGTAGTAATTAATAATATAGATAATAAAGTACTGGTGGGAAGAGCATTACCTGTGAAATTACTTACAAACACTGTTTCATTTGAAAATAATTTTAATAATTATAAAGGATATAATACAGGATTACTTGATTTATTGGGTTTTCCCAATACATATGGGAAAGAAAATAGTGAATTGATTTCAATGAAACAACCATATAGATGGGTTAATACTAATTTTCAAGATGTAATTATACCACAATTATATGATTATGAAAGTAATTTAGATTTAAAACAATTATTTAATTTAGATTATCCACAAAATAAATTGAATATACAATATCAAGATAATGATTATTATTTTTCCAGTTTTAATCATATATATTTAAAATTATTTATTAATGGAACTAAAAATATAACAAGTAAAACTAATAATTATGTGGTAGCATCTGGTTTAAATAATCAATTTAGTGACGATATTTATTATGATACTATCTTTTATAATAAAAATAATATTAATAACGATATTTATAATAAAAATAATAATTTATCTGGTATTACATCATTTATACCTTTGACTAAATTACCTCAAGAAAGACAATATACTCAAATCAATCAATCAATTGAATTTTATAATGAACCGATTAATAATCTAAAATCGCTTAAAATACAACTTATAAAACCAGATGGTGAATTATATTTACAAAACGAAAATCATTATTTAAATATTGTAATATATGAAAAAATTAATGTATTGAAGGATACACTATTAAATACAAAAGATAATACAACTACAACTACAGGAATACGTTCGATTTATGATACATGAAAAAATATTATTATATAATATATAATGTCGGATAACTACCAGAACGGCAGAGTAATAAATATACTTAACAATAATTACAAATCTTCACCTATGTGGGAAACCGATTATGAAAGAGAAAATTTCCAATATCAATCAATGATTGGTATTCAGGAACCAACTATGTTGAATAAAACCTTTTTTTCTAAGGAAAATTTGAATTTGATTCAAGATATGATTAGATACAGTGTCTATGAAAAATCTCCCAATAAATATATTATCAGTAGGCAATCTGATATTGATCTTCAAATTGTTATGAGATCTATTTTCCTTCAACATTCACCCAATCTTAATTATAATATCCGTGAGCAAATAAAATATTTAGATCAAATGGTTGTTGATTGGTGTGTTCCTAGAATTATAGAAGAAGTAAATCAATATGTTGGGTATGTCAATGATTTAACTAAGTTGCCAATGCCGATTGATCTCCCACAAAACTTATCGTCTAAGGGAACAAAAATATCTCGTTCAATTACTTCTACATTTTAGAAAAAATATATTGTAATATAATATAATGAGTCAAAAAGGCGGTAACATAGCATTAAATATTATAATTTATATTTTGGCAGTCATTGGTGCTATTGCTATTATATTTTTATTAATTAATGTAGGAATTAGAGTTTCAACATCAATAACATCTGATTCGTCTGTAACCGAATCGAATCCACCAAATGCATATATGAATGAAGGCGGATTAAATTGTCCTGATTATTGGATTAATGTTTCTAATACGGATAGTACCAACAGCTGCAGAAATGCTTATAAAATACCAAATGTTGCAGGTGAAGTCGTAATGGATGAAACTTTTCCAGCAATTAGTGATGAAATTTGGAACACATCTTCTGAAAGAGGAACATTAGATGGTGTTAAAACCAGATGTAACTGGTTAAATTCTAATGGTGGTGCATGGCAAGGTATTAGTCAATATTGTTAATGTGCGTTAATTTTCTATCAATCACTTTTTATCTAAAGAAAATTTAGGTAAATAGTTTATATATGTGGGTAGAATCAGCTGTTATTGATAAAAGAAAAAAAGATATACTATGGGTTGAAAAATACAAACCTAAGAAATTAAGTGAATATATTGGAAATCGAAAGGAAATCAAACTTGCGAACGAATGGCTTGAAAAATTCAAAATAATTCGAGGCAAAACTGATTATGAAAAATTGGATTTTAATGATTTTCCCAAAGTACTTCTCTTGTCAGGTGAGCCAGGTGTCGGTAAAACTTCATTAGCTCATTTACTTCTTAAAGAAGCTGGATATCATATTATTGAGCACAATTCATCCAATATTCGTGGAAAAAAGAATATTGAAAAGTTTTTTCGAAAATCACTGAGCTATAACTATATTTTGGATATGTTTAATGACCATCAAACACCATTGAGTCTTATAATGGATGAAATAGATACATTATGTCTCGGGGGATCGGATAAAGGTGGTATGAATGAACTATTATCTATTATCAAAGAAGATAGGAAAAGGAAAAATAAGGAAAATATATTAATTACCAACCCAATTATATGTACTTATAATGATTTCAGTGATAAAAAACTAAATGAGCTGAAAAAATATTCATTACATTTACATATTAAAAAACCTGATAATAGAACATTATCAACTCTATTAAAACGAATTATTAAAAATGAATCATTAATAATTCCCAAAGAATATCACAAAGAAATAATTTCATACGCTAAAAATGATTATAGACGACTTATTTTTATTTTAGAATATTTATCGACAAATAATAAAGAAATTTCTGAAGAAAGTATAATTGAATTACGTAATAAATTTATGGAAAAGGATAAAGAATTTAATTTGGAAGAAAATATTGTTTCCATATTTAATGAACAATTAGATATAAACAATATGTTTTATATTTTTAATAATGAAACTTTCAAAATACCATTATACATTCATGAAAATTGTGTGAATTTTGTAAAGACATGTAGTTCATTGGATTATAATCAAAAAATAGAAATACTGACCAAATTAATGAATTTTTGTTCCAGAAGTGATTATTTACATACATTTATTTTCAATAATAAATTTTGGAATTTGTTTTATGTTAATGCCTTATATGGTATTATTAAACCTAATTTTTTGCTTAATATCAATACATTAACTAAAAATAAAGTTAAATCCGTAAAATTTTCATCAATTTTAAGTAAAATATCACAGAAACATACTAACCGAAAATTGATATTGAATTCTATAGAATCACTCAGTCATATTAAAATGAAACTTACGAAAGAAACATTGGTACTCCTAGGAAATTTTATTCATTATAACTTAACTAATAAGAAAGGCGATATTCATAAATTAGTAAAATATATGAAACTCAAAAATATTAGATTAAAAGATATAGATGTTCTTCTTAAATTGACTAAACTCAATGAATTAGATATTATTAAAATTAGAAAATGTTCATCATATTATAAAAAGAAACTTAAAAAATTATTAGAACAAGCTTTTTAAGCACCGGTCCAAAGGACCGGCTAAAAACCTTGGATAAAAAACACCGCAACAGGAAAATTATTTTTATTTAGTATTTTTATCTAGTTTTTTCAGCTGCTGCGTTTTTTGCAAACTTTTTAGCCAGTCCTTTGGACTGGCACTTAAAAAGTTTTTAGATGAAACTCCATAATTCATTAGCATATGTATCTGATTCGTCACATTCCTTAACTTTTAAATAATACTTTTCTCTGGCCTGTATAACAGCATCTGTGTTTGAAGCATTAGGCAAGCTAGTAGTCACAATATTATCCTCTGGTTTATTAATATATAAACATTTAGATGGACTTGATCCTTTTAACATAATTTTATTATTTTTATCCCATGTCCATTGATTAGTTGTGCTAGGAGTACAATCTCCCATATAAACTTTATTTCCAGATGATTGAGTTGCATCATAATTAATACATTTATTATCGTATTTATTTTGAATTGTGTAATTCTTATTATAATACCAGTATTGAAATGAAGCAAGCGTAGGACTATCCATTAACAATAATGACTGTGTAGGTATAGTGCCACTGGTACGAGTAGTTACCAACATCGGTAGAAATGAATTTGCTTGGTTAGATGTGTATGAAACTTTTTGATTAACAAGACGTCCTGATGATATATAGTCATTTCCTGGAACGCCTTGGTCACCTTTTGAACCAGGTGGTCCTCTCATAAGGGTATTATTAGAATTTAGTGCATCTTGGGCGGCATTTGTTGCTAATTGACTGAGTTGGATCATTTGGGAATCATTCAGGGTGAGTGGAGCTGCTGCTTCTTCTTCAGTTGCAGCGCAAGTAAATTCTTCAGTGGTATTACTTTGCATATTATAGTACAATAAACCAAACATTAATACAATCAGTATAACTATTATATACTTCATATCTATTGTATATTTAGATAATAAAAACTGAAAAAAAAATAGATAAAATAAATTTTAATCCTATTATAACAAAAAACGATGGAATTCCAACGCGTAGGTCAATCTAATATTTGGGCAATTAAGACTAAACATTTTTTTTATGAAGTAGCTGAACACATTCATTATCGCAATGGTTTTGACCTTGACAAATTCCATGATAGCTTGCAGGATTTTTCGGAAGAAACTGGCCCTATCACGTACTATTCATGTACCGATAGTAGAACAATCGAAATGAAAAATGGTTATTTTATTTATCGAAAAAATTCCAATCCAAGCAATGGTTTGATGTTTCATGTTAAATATGAAGGTAATGACAAGGAAGCTGTCGATATGTTTATTGATTATCTTCGACATATCGATTGTATTGAATAAAAAACTGATTTCGTTGCACTTTTCCTATTTCATAGAAAAACTGATTAAAAATCTATTAGTTTCAATACTTTAATTTATTTTATAAAAAATGAACATTCAAATCACCAATGAGAATATTCAACAATTTATCAATGATGCAACATCATATATGAATGGTAAAAGTTTCAGAAAAACTGGCCATATCAAATATTTTTTCATCGAGACGAAACAGTTGGATTTACTCGTTTTATGATCTATAATTCTGCTTCAGGAGAATCACAAACCATTATAGTTGGATCTGATAGAACGTGGGAACATTTCGTTAATGGTAATCGAGTGGGGTTTTCTTGATGATATTTTTTTATTATAAAAATTTTAAAAATTTAAATTTATGCGAATTTTTTATGAATGTATGCGACGGGTGGTCGATCGGCAATAGGATGAAAAATAACAATCTCAGGTATTTTTTCGATAAGTGAAATTATTTTGATTTTTTGAATATCAAGTTTTACTCCGAACATTTTCAAATATGTCTTTTTTACATTTGAACCATCGATTCCCCTATCCCGGAAAATTCCATTAGTGCAATCCATAAATATTTTGCAGCCAAATGATATTGATTTTGAGCCAATAATTTGTTACCAAGAGCCAAATAATATTCATAATTACCAATTAGTTCATAAGTTTTTGGATTCGGCAACTATTTAATATAATAATTTATTATATTTTGTTATAATATTGATATTAAAATAATATTAAAATAACTTAAAGAGATAATGACATGTATGTATTATATAGATG